GCAATGAGCGATCCTGACCTTGACCAGGCGGCCGCCTATTCGCAACTGATCTCCGACATCTGCCGGCTCTCGAACGGGACTCGTGATCCCCGCGAGATGGAAGCAGCGGTGTTCGGGATCATGGGGTACGACGTGCGTAAATTCGGTGGGGAGTTCTTGATGCAGCGCCCCGGTCACGCCCGATGGCAGCGCGTCCCGCAAATCCTGCACGACTTCGGAACGGCTGTCCGCCACACGATTGGCAATCGCCACGGTCGTCTCGACCACCCGCTCGAAGACAACTGGTATGTCGCGTCGATGTGCGAGACCTCGGAAGAGGTCGAGGACGGCAAGATCGCCGCGTGGGCAGTACGGCTTGCCAAATCTACCGGCCCACGGAGCCGGCAGAAGTTCAAGGGCGCAGTGGCGGTAAATCCCGCGTGCGCCCTTGTTGCGGCCTACCTGAGGACCCTGATATGAGCGCCCGAGCAATGCGGCGAATCCGCCGTGCAGTCACTAACGCCCTGGAGTGGCACGAGATCGCATCTTGGGCCGGGGCAGGCAATCCGGAGCACACAGATTGGAAGCGTTACAAGGCAAAGCAGGCCCGCGACACCCTGGAGAGAATCATCTTGGAGGAATTGGACGCCGCCGAAGGATCAACTTCGAGAGCGGAGAGTTCCGGGAGCAACTGTTAGCCCTGGCGGGCGCTACGGAGCACGAGGGAGGGTCGTTCACGCTGAACGGGCTCACTTGCTCCGGCCCGACGCAGAAGTCTCTCCAGCGGCTCGGTTTGGCCGATGGATCGTTCCTTACCGCTGAAGGCAAAAGGGTCCGCCGTGCCTTCGTGATACATCTTATAGGGTGGACGCCCGACATGACGAAGGATTACCCCGATGCCTACAGCCAAACAGATAGCCGACATTATCCGGCACGAACTCACGACGAGCGAATCATCGACGATGGCTCCCCGATACGAAGCTGCGGCCGAGAAGATCGTGGCACTCTTTGACGACGGCGGCGCGACCGTGGCCGCCGCGCAGCTTGAGAACGAAGTCACTTCCACGCTCGTTGATATGACCATTGCGACGGTCCTGGCTACGCTGATCGAGGAAGAGGGCGGCGGCCGCTCGAACATTGCTTTCTCGGCCATGGCGATGGACCACATGATGAAGCACTACGAGTACACGTCCGAGATGGACGGCCTCGTGCGCAACGTGAAGATCAAGCTGCGCGAGGACAGCGATCTCAATGACGCTGAAGCCTGGCGCGCTCCCTCGAATCGGCATGGCGTCATGCACCAGGACGAATCGCCGGAAGGCGCGAAGCCTCAGGCCGATCCGGTCGAGCACGACCGCCCGGTGTGGGCTATCGTGTACTACGACGGGGACGACAACCGGAAGATCGCGAAGATGAATGATCGGCGGGACGCCCAGGCACACCTGGCCGATTACACGCATCTCGGCGTCCCGGCTCCGCACATCGAGAACCGCTTCTGCGTCCACCCCGAGTGCCCCTCGCAGGGCTGTACACGGAAATAACTTCCGAATGTCGATTCCGTATTGACAGTCTTCTTGCACGAGATCATACGCTGATTTTGTCACAAACGAGGAAAGTGACTGACCGATGACCACCAATGCAAACCGCAAGGCAGCTAACGACATCGACAACGACCCGATGTTCGACACGTCGCCCAAGGCCAAGAAGAAGGCCGTGGATCGGCGTCTCGTTCAGCTTCTCGAACGGATCGAAACAATCCGTGAAGAGAAGAAAGCGGCCGCCGACGACGAGAAGGATGTCTTCGCGGAAGCAAAGGCGATGGGCTATGACAGCAAGATCATGCGTGCCATGCTCACGCTCCGGAAGATGAACCCCGATGACCGCGCCGAACTCGACGCGCTGATCGACACCTACCGGGCGGCCATCGGCCTCTGACCAACCCCCTCAAAGTTGAAGGACCAGTACCATGACCAAGTTGACCCTCCCCAAGGGCAAGTTCTCGCACGACCTTACGGCGGCTCCCGTCGATACGGCCATGAAGGACGCCCAGGCTACCACCGCCAAGCTCTACCGGGTGCCGGTGGACAAGATCAAGACGATCCCCGGCTTCAACGTCCGCGTGCAGTCGGCCGACTACATTGCTCACCGTGACGCGATCCGGCACAGCATCGCCGTCAACGGCTACGATTCGACCAAGCCGCTCGCCGGCTACGTCGCCAAGGAAGACGGCGAGAACGTGATCTACGTCACGGACGGCCACACCCGTCTCGACGCGGTGCGCGAGTTCAACGCCGATCCCGACACGGCCGAGAAGAACGAGATCGCCACGCTGCCCGTCCTGGTGCAGCCGAAGGAAGTCTCGCTCACCGACCTGACCGTGCAGCTTCACACCGCCAACAGCGGCCGGCCGCTGACGCCGTTCGAGCTTGGCGTGGTCGTGAAGCGGCTCCTGGCCGACGAGGACGCCAAGAAGCCCGAGATCGCCAAGCGGCTCGGTGTGACCACGCGCTACCTCGACGACGTTCTGCTGCTCGCCAACGCGGACGGCAAGGTTAAGCAGCACGTCGCGGCGGGCGAGGTCTCGTCCACCATGGCGATCCAGGTTCTCCGCAAGGACCCTGAGCACGCTGCCGAGAAGATCGAGGCGGCCGTCGCGAAGGCCACCGCCAGCGGCAAGAAGAAGGCGACCAAGAAGGACACGGGCCCCCGGTTCGAGAAGATCAAGGTCAACTTCAACTACGCGGCCGGCGCGGACATGAAGGAAATCGTCAAGCAGGCGGCAGCGATCATCCGGGAAGCGATTCCCCAGGACGAAGCCGACGACGTGAAGACCTCCACGGTTTCCGGTTTCATCACCGTCACCGTCGAGGTCCCTGCCGCCAAGGCCGAGAAGCCCGCCAAGGCCGAGAAGCCCGCCAAGGCCGAGAAGCCCGCCAAGGCCGAGAAGCCCGCCAAGGCCGAGAAGCCGGCGAAGAAGGCCAAGGCCGCCAAGCCGGCCGACGATGGCGACGATCTCGGCATTGCCGGTGCTGAGCCCCTGGACGGTGAGCCCGCCCGCTTGCCGCCCAAGGTTCCCTCGGACGACATCGACGACGTAGACATCTGATCGGGCTAGGGCACCAGGCGGCCGACTCCTCACCGCCTGGTGCCCGACACCGTGTATCCGAGGGGCCGTGCTGCCCCCGAAGCACGGTCCTTCCGACACACGGCACCAGGAGGACCACCATGACCGAAGTAACTTCTATCCGGCTCGAAGAAGTCAAGAAGCTCGTCCAGGATCACATCTCTGGCACGGCCGTCGAGCTTACCCCCGAGACCAACTTTGCCGACGACCTCAATTGCGACTCTCTCGACATGATCGAACTGGCAATGGCCTTCGAGGAACAGTACGAGATCGAGATCAGCGACGAAGAGACGGAATCGGTGGAGACCATTGCCGATGCCGTGGCGCTGCTCGAACGCAAGATCGGCTGACCATGGGCCGCCGCAAGTACGGCAGCAAGGCGGCCTACGACGAAGAAGCTGCGCGGCGCAGAGCCGACAGACAGGAGTAGGAAAGAATGAGCAAAATGACTGAGTCTGAGCACCAGCAAGCACGTAATTCTGACAGGCTCAGGGAAGAAGGCATTACGTTCTGGAGCCTTTTCATGGCAGCGAGTTTGGCTGGCGGCGCGAGGCCTGTTGACGCGGCTAAGAACGCCGACGCCGCTATGGACCTCACCAAGGAACGCTGGACCTGACCATGGCCGGGTGCCGCATCCTTCGCCAGAACGACGAGAACTACTGTGCGAGTTGCGGCCTGCGTTGGCCGGTGATAGAAGACAGCCCCCAATGCCCAAGAGGAAACGGCTATGAAAATGAGCTTCGAGAACACCCGCAAGGCGCTCGGCATCGCAGCGGACCTTCGGGACCGCGCCGCTCAGGCTACTCCGGTCGGCGCTGAAGCCGGCAAGGACATCCTGCTCGGCACCGTCAACGGCATCCCTGGCTTCGGGCCCGGCAAGCTATCCGCCCGGATCGGCCGCGAGACGCTGTAACGAAAAGCCCGCCAGCCTTTGCGAGGGGCTGGCGGGCTTCGTTTCCCCGGAGGACCAGTCCAAGGACACCCACTAGGAGGTCCGGTGACGCTAGCCTATCCAGGCGCGGATTTCAACCCTAGGCTCCGGTGCCCCGCAGAAGGGCTACAGCCGCATCCACGTCCACGTCCATCTTCACCAGCAAGGGCTCCAGCCCTGCCGCGAGAACGTCCTGATCCTGGCTTGCCAAGGTAGGCGCTACCCCCTTGGCGACCGCCAGGATACCTTCCGCTGCTGCGACCATATCGGACGCGCCAGGGACGAAGTTGTCGGCAATGTGACCGGCAACGGCGATGATGTTGTCAACGATGCTCATGGCTCAGTTTCCAATCGCTTGCTTGATGTCCGCGACGGCCGCCTGGACGCGAGCCACCGCCGCCGTGTAGCTGGTGGCGTTGCAGGCCTTGCGGGCTTCGTCGGCAGCGTGAACGCCATCCCGAGCGGCATCCAGGCCCGTGGCGAGCGAGATCGCGCGAGGCGTCCCTGGCTCGATCACGTGGGCCCGCACAAGGGCGGACGCAGAGAGGGCGGCCACGTCAACGGCCGAAGCCGCGACGATCAAAGCCTTCTCGTCGATGGTCGTGTTCACGCAAGGCGTGGGCTTCGGCGCTCCAGCCGCGTCCGCGACCGTGGCGGCTACCGTGGCGGCTGAGTCCACGGACCCGCCTGCATTGCTGCAAGCCGTGAGCGGTATCAGCGCAATGGCCGCGCCGATATACAGTATGATTCGTCTCATTGGTCTGTCTCCGTTGTGGAAGTTACTTCGGTCTTGACTTCATCGGCCTTCGCCTGCGCCGCATCGACGGGTGCCTGGATCGCCGCTCTGATCTCGTCGTCGTCCCGGCCATCCTTGCCGGTGATCTTGGCCCCGTCCTTGCCTATCTGGACGGCGCGGATCGACACGAAGCAGGCCAGGGCGCATACGATCACGAACAGGGACCACACTACCCAGTCGGACATCACCCCGAAGATGTGCCACTGTCCAGCAAGGCGGGCGATGTTCATGGCCCACCAAACAAGCAGCGTGAGCGCCGGGCCCGCGAACGACAGGACGATGTAGATCAAAGTCTGCCGCCCGTCGTGCGTGAATGGGAACAAGGTGCGGACCCCGCGAACGGGAGACCCGAGCCAGCGGAAGAAGGCCCCCAGGCGATCCATCAGCCGTTGCCCGCGAAGAAGTGTTGGCCCAGGCCGATCTCGTCGAGCCACTTCTTCACGTCGAAGCTGGGGCACGCCTTGGCAACACCGGGCCAGTCGTGGTGACCTCTGATCCTGGCGTTCGGCCGAAGAGCCAGGAGGGCCCTCAGGCGGCGCTCCATGGCCGCCTTCTGTGCCGGGTTGCGCGTGTCCTTCGGCTTGCCGCCTGCGTTCAGGGTGGCCGTCCCGCCCACGTAGCTCAGGCCTATATTCTTCGTGTTGTGCTTTGCGGTGTGGGCTCCCCGCTGGCTGTACGCCAGGGTTTGCACGTCGTCGCCGTCAAGCTCGAACACGTGATGGTAGCTCGGCTGGCCGAACCGCTGCACATCCCATTGCGTGACTTCTTCGGCGGTGTTCGGCCGGCCTTCAGGCGTGGCCGTGCAATGGATAGTGATGTCGTCGAAGTTCGGGTCCATCCAGGCAAGCTTGGTCTTGGTCCACGGAATCACATGATCAGCCATGTTGGCCTCCTACAGCTTGTCCTTCAATTGCGTCATCACGAAACGAAGCTCACGCATTTCGGAGATCGTATCGTCGAGCTTGTTGCAAACCACCTTGTTGCTCTCAGCCCACATCATCATACTGGTATGATCCATGACGAGTCCAGCAACGACTTTGGTGCCGTGGTGCTCGTCAGGGAGCGCCGCTTTGACCTTCTTGAAAGCCGACCATATCGCTACAACTACCGTTCCCGCAGCGGCGAGGAAGACTCCGGCGTTGGTGACGATGGGGATGAAGTCATGCGAATTTGCTATGTCCGCCACTGGTACGCCCCTGCTTTAGATGATGCCGTGCTCGCTCGGCAAACACGGTATCCGTCGCCGCCCGGTAGGCCGAAACAATGTCGAGCACTACCATGCCCACATATGTTACCAAGCCCATGTTGGGAATACCAGTCTTCAGCAAGCCGATGAAAACTTGAGTCCAAATAAAAGCTGACGAAAAGCTCATTGCCAGCCGGATCATCGGCGTTCGTGTGTACGCTCCGTTGACGAAAAGCGCGGCCGCTCGTACCAGTCCCATGGTGACGCCCGCGATCCCCCAAACGGCGGAAGGCGGGAAGCCGTTGCACATTGCCGCCATACCTACCAGGATACTCCCCGTGGCGGGATTGGTGAACAGTTCAGGGTGAAGAGCCACGTAGGCCCCCCACATGAAGGTGAGGCCCGACATGTACCATTCCGGCCACCTGGCCGGAAAATGCCTGCGTAGTTGGACGATCAGCATTGAAGCGGTCCTGCGCTGACTTGTCATTATACTATGCCTCAATAAGATTCGGAAGTTACTTCTAGGGCGTGCAAACGGCGAAAGTCTGCAAGTTGCCGGACGAATTGGTGAACACCATATCGTTGCGCGAGACTCCCGGATACCAAGTCGCCTGGTCGTCCGAATAGCTCCAGGTCCAGTGTGGACAGTATTGGTTCACACCGTCCTGGCGCGGGCCCCACGTGATCTCACGAATAGCCTTCTGAACTCCGGAACCGAAATCATAGTCCCAATACCCGTCTGTACTGTGCCCTCCGCTGTCCGCCCACATCGTTGTATTATTGCCATCCACCGCATTGCTCGGCTGGTAGGTCGGAATGGAGAACGAGTTATGGGCGGTCGCGGTGCCCGATCCGGTTTGGTCCGCGCCGCCCGTGGTGAGCTTGAGGTTGACCGTGCTGATTGACAAGCCATCGGAGCCGACGAAGCCGGTAGGGAAGTACCTCCAATAACGGCCGGTAAGTGCGGCGCTTACGGACCACTGATCGCACCCGCTCGGCGCGGCGTACGTCCAAGTCGAGTGGTCGAAGTACCAAGTCACCTGATCAGTAGCATCGTACAGAAAGCAAAACGGCGTCAGCGGAAGCGTCCCGCTGATAGTCTGCGCCGAACTCCAAGCTCCGCCGTTCTGCTTGAACTTGATCGTTCGTGCGCCAACATCCACGTCCATGCAGACAATATCGTTGGCGGCCCACGTCGTTCCAAGCAAGCTGCCGCCCGACTGCTTCCAGCTATACGAATTGCTGCCGGACGCCATCAGGGTCGCGAAGTTGCCGCCCCCAAAATAGGTGCCGGGCGTGTGCAGCATCATCGCCCGGTGATCACCCACGCCGATGCCGATGGCCTTGGTTGCGCCGATAGCGTTGACCTTGCACTCCATGTAGAAGCGCCCGGTCGTCTTCGCATCCAGCGACTTGCAGTTGCCGTAGGGACTGGCGGCACCTTTGGAAACCGTCAGGCCGCCCGTGATTGTCGTATTGCCTGCGAGGCTGGCGGCCATCGTCGTCGGGGTGCCTGTATAGACGTTGCCAGCGAGGGCCCCGCCCAACAGTAGTGCTCTGATCGGCTTCATGGTTATTACACCTGATTAATGACGTTGACGAGATCGAACTTGTCGTCGGTCGCGTTGTACAGGAACACCAGGATCATGTACTTGCTGACAATCGTTGTTGATGGGAGGGCCGCGCCCAGTCCGCGATACTTCGTGTCATAGGTGAGGGCCCGAGCGGTGCCGTCGTCCTTGATCCGGACCACTAAGCCGTAGCCGTCTTCGGCGGTGCCGGTCCAATTCATCAACTCACAGGCTGCGGCCAAGGCTGTGATATCGACAATATCGTTACTGAAGGTCGGTGTAACCGTGGCCGCCGACGTAACTGCCTGACGCCGCACCGATGACCCTCCTGACGCCTTCGTGTAGAACAGGCACCGCGCTACGTCCGAGCCCTCCGATACGAAGCAAGCCACGTCGCCTGCCGCCGTGGCGATGTTCGCGGCTCCAGGCAGGATCAGCGTGGACGAGTGCGTCAGCGTCAGAGCCCCCGCGAACTCCAGGAAGACCATGCGGCCATTCTTGTCGGGCGAGAAGTCGATGTCGGTGATCCCGGTAGTGCCGGTGACCTTGAAGTAGTTGCCGTCGCTGGGTGTGATCGTCGCGGCACTGGCGATGTCGGTGCCCTGCTTGCCGAACACCGACGCAAGCGAGGTCCACACGGTTCCAGTGAAGACGTAGAACGTATCTACGTCGTCGATCCACATGATCCAGCCTTCCAGCGGAACCGTGTAGACCCAAGCTCCGTTGTCCCGGATGGCAATCTCCGTGGGGTGCGAGCCCGCCGCGTCGGTGAGGATGTAGACATCGCCGTTGACCGGGCTTCCCGGTAGCGACGTGACCAGGCTCTTGGCGTGTCCCTGCACGAGGTTGGACAGCCTCACAAGGTTGGCGTCCATGAGGTCTTTCCAGGCGTTCTCGCACAAGGCCCAAAAGGCGCTGAGACCAACATTGCCGAGAGTGCGTGCCGACATCTACTTTCTCCTAATTGCCGTAGGACAGGCCGTAGGCACAGCCGTACCCTGTCACGATTCCTGCCCAGGTGAAGCGCTTCAGGAACAGCGCCTCGATCCCGAGAGGGTTGTTGATGATCAGGCCCGGCTGCTGGTTTGTCCAGAGCGCGTGGAGCGCTACCGGCGTGTTGATGATCGAGCCGTTCAGGAGCGTCCAAAGGAAGCCGCCCTTCACGACGGCGCTCAGCACGTCCATTGCGGCCACCGCTGCCGTGGTCTGTTGGATCGCGGTGGGAACCGTGTGCGGGTTTCCGCCGATCTTCTGCAAGAGATCAATCTTGCTCGTCCCAGGATTCCAGTTCAGCGCAAGGTAGTTGTTCGGGTCTGGCACGTAGACGCCGATGGAGCCGACATTCTGAGTGGCGTCACCGACCGTTCCGGTGATGATGCGATCTTGCGTAGCGGGGTTGGGCCCGGCCACGACGACATCGCCGTTGGTGGGCGTCGTCCCGGTCTGCACTCCGCCGCCTGGCGCGAGCACAAGGTCGGTTGGGGCTCCGTTCTGAGGCGCGTCCCAGCCGGGCGTGGCGGAGAGCGGCGTGCCGATTGGCGCGTCCGTGAAGGTATCCTGGCCGGCAGGAACCGTTACCGTAACTCGCGGGGCCAGGGACGCTTTGAGCGCCAGATTAGGGCCGGCGAGCGCCAGCATCAGTAGAGGGCCCGCACTACGAGATCGTCGCCGCCAGGACGAACCTTGGTGCAGACAAGCGGGTTGTAGCCCTGGATCACGAACACCGAGTCCTCGTCGTTCCCGTCGATATCGGTGAGGTTCAGATAGCCGTTTGCGCTCACCAGGAGACCACGACACGGGCCGTCAGGGAGCGCCGTGTTCGCCTTGGTGACGAGCGGGAAATTGCGCGCCGCGTCGATCAGGAGATTTGGTGCGCTCGTGTCTATGATCTTATCTACCATGGGGGCCTCCGGATGGTTAATGCCCTTTAGCGTGGAAGTTACTTCCAGTCAATTACGGACAATCGCCACCATAGTTGTTGCCATAGTTCATACCGTAGCCGCCCTTGTCGCCACGGAGGTAGAACCAGTCTTGAGTGAGCGAGCGCACGCCATCACGCTTGGAGTACAGCCTGACCGGAAGCAACGGCCAAGTATCTACGCCGTCCGTTGTTTGATCAGCGGTCGTGTAGGTCCATGGGCTCGTGATCGTGTAAGTATTGACGACAGTAGAGTAGTCCGCGACATCGAGAATATCTATCTCGTACGTCGTCCCTGCTTCAGCGGATACTGTAGCCTCGAAGAAACCGACTTCCGCGTCAGCTTCAGTGATGCGATTTCGTTCAACGAAAGCCAGCACCGGCTCAGCGGTAAAGCCAGGGTGATCAACAGCGAAGATCGAGAGCGTATCCACCTTTACATCGGCAGGCGGATACGGCCGGAAAGCCCGGCCGACCAAGGTAGTCGAGAGAACGCTGGCGTCCGCTTCTGCCAGTATCCCGCTGCTCGTACGCGAGAGCACCTTGGCGTCGATCACGTCGCCCTCGCTGTACAGGTGGCCGTCAGAGCCGGCGTCGTCGTCGATGACCCAAAAGCGCACGCCCGATAGATGCTCGCGCGGCCAGGTATCGACGCAGCCGCGCTTCACGGTGACCTGGGAGAGCGTTTCGTCCCAAGCCGTGATCGCCATGTACTCGCCGTCCACGTAAGCCATGAGCCCGGTGGGATCGTCCCAGCCGACCAAGTTCTCCAGGGTTATCACGGTAGTCGTGGCGTGGAGATCGCCGGCCACGGTGCCGTTCGCGGTGAACGATGAAAGCTGGCCGGAGCCGTACGACGGGTCGCTGTCCACCTTGACGATAAGGTCGTACACGTAGCTCGTGCCGCTTGGCGACGACGCGAGTACCGCGACGTAGGAGTCACCGGCACCAACTGCTGCAAGGTCGGTGGACGAAAGCTTGCGGTAGAGGTCGCGGTAGGATGGCTCGACTATCTCGCCGTAGGCCGGCGCGGGTACGCTCGGATCGACCCAGGTATTGTCAACCGGCGTGATGTAGCTGATCAGCGGCATCGAAAACACGTCCTGGACGCACTTGATCGTAATCTGCCCGTTGATCATGTTGCCGTCGTCGATGTCGCCAGCACGCAGCACCATACCGGCGATCCCGCGAGGCGCATACGTGATCTTGAACACGGCTCCCGGATGAATCTTGAAGCCAGCACGGTCGAGAACCACGGTGAACTTGCGCAAGCCAGCGGCAGCGGAGTTCCGGTCACGCTCGGCCACGCGGTTACATAGGTCGGTTGTCGGCAGGCCGGGATAGCTCTGCTTGATCGTAGACGCGCCGTTGCGGAAGCGCCGGACAGCCAGGTTGTGAGAGCGTCCTTCAATCGTTTGATTGGTGATCGGGTCCAGGCCCTCGACGATGATCTCGTCCGCCATGCCTTCGCTGGAACTGGAATCGTCTTCCGTGATCGAGAGAAGCCCACTGTCCAGGGTGAAGTGCGGGATCAGCGCCGGATCATAGTCACCCCGGATCAGCTTCAGGTTGATCAGTCCGGTCTCGCGGTCGGTGTAGACCACGGCCCCGCAATGGTCGATCACGGTCTGGATGAATTTGCCAACGGCGTCGGTGCGCTGCCAATGGAAGCAGAGGCCGAACTGTTCGTCGCAAAACGTGTTCGCCGCGAGGACGAAGCTTGCCTCGTTCAACTCGCTCACCGGACGGCCGCCGCCCCAAGCCGGGTCGGTGATGGTCTGATAGATGATGTGCGCCGGGTTCATGGCGCGAATTTTTCCGCTGTTCAGGTAGATCGTCGCCTTGGCCTGATACCAGGGTGCATCATTGTGCCAGCCGGCCGTGGTGCGCCAGCGCCGGAAGCTCCATTCTTTGATGTACGGATTCATCGACGACAGCAAACCGTCGTACCAAAGCATGTGCCGGCCACGAAACTCGCCGCACCGGCCGCCAAGCAGGGCTTTCACGCTCGGCAGGATACCGCTCTTGTAGGGCCCGCTGTCTCCTACGTGCGTCGTCGGGCTGGCACCAGGGAGAACCTGATCCGGCTTTCCCATGAAGTTGCGCGCGAGGCCCTGGATACCCCCTTCTTGCTTCTCACCGCCGAAAATGTCCGGCTGGTTGATGGCGAAGACGTTGTTGTTCCCCGAGCCGCCTTCCCATACGATCTTGTCAGCAACCTTGATATGCGTGAGACAGTTGACCGGGCCACGGCCGATGCCGAAGAGCACCGAGCCCAGGTAGTGATACCCGATAGTCTGGCCGCCCTTAATGCTCATGGTCGTCTCTCGCTACTTTCCCAACGGTAAGGGCCATGGCGTCACCTGTACCCTCTATGACCTCGACCGGCAAGCCGTTGCGCCGGAACTCGTCTAGGGGCAGACCATGGTGCTCGAACCAGGCGCGCATACCCTTCATGCACATCTTCGCGGCGCGGACGTGCTTTACCCGCACGATCACACCGGAAGTAACTTCCATCACTTCTTGCCGCCCGCCTTGATCTTCTTCGTCCGGATGTTGCCGTGCCATACGGTTTGGTAGCCTTTCGTCCAGCCGTCGCCGAAGAGCACGCTCTGCGGCGTCCCCTCTTGCTCCTGGGGGAAATCAATGGTCTCGGACGAAGCAGGCTTCGGCGTGTTCTTCTTGACCAGGAATGAACTGATTACGTTGCTCACGACCATGAAGATCAGAGCCCAGGCGAAAAGCGGCATCGTTTTGGTCCTATGCTATCCGGGTGCCGTCGAACGGATTCTTGCCCGTCATTTGCCGGCACCCGCCGTAGTTGGGGAGGTTGTTGAACTTCGTGTCGCACGTCTCGTCGGTGAGATCACAACCGGGATACAGCTTCACCGCCATGCCGACCGAGAGGCGGTACGTGGTGCCCAGGAGGACAAGCTGCGTATCGCTAGCCGACGAGAGAATACCACGGCGGTCGAGCGTGCCATCGCCATTGGCCGTCCACTCGATGTAGCCCCCGGTGAACCAGGGAGCCGCGTGGCCGCCATTGCTCGCCACGGTGATCGAGTTGCCGTCGAGCGCGGTGATCGTCGTTTCGACCTTCATGGTCTCAGGGTCTTTGCGGCACTCGCCGTCATAGAGGATGTGCGGACAGCCGCGCGTCCAGGCCAGGCGCAAGCCGTCACCCTCGAACAGCGCCATAAGGGCGAAGCCAATGATCGTGGCCTGCGCGTTGCCTTCGTCCCGCTTGACGTTGCGCACCAGGCCCTTCCAATGGATCACAGGGTTGAGGTCGCCCAGGTGGGCCCGGCGCACGGTGAGATGGATTTCGTCGCTAGGCGGTGTCGAAGCGAATAGATCGACGAGCGGGATGTCTGACTGCACGGTCACCGAGAGGTCGTTGTTCGACGAGCCGCCCTGGCGCATACCGCTGTCCGAGATCGCAATGGCCGTGAAGGTGACCGAGCCATCCACGGGGATCGTGATAGTCTGATCGGAGTCGGCCGACGTGTACCGCCAAACGGTGTTGCCCCACTTGATCTCATAGTAGGAGATCGGAGCGCCGTCCTGATTGCTGACCTCGTATGTGTCGTAGCTCACCTGTAAAGCCTCCAGTCAATCGCCATCGACAGCGAGACGGGGATGTTGTGGAACACCCCTCCGGTGGGCCGCGCCAAGAGGGTCGCGGCAGGCGCAGAGAAGTTGAAGTCTTGGGTGTAATGCCGGATGAAGACGTAGAAGTCCGCTGTATCCGAGTAGCCGCCATCCAGGGCGAGATACGCCGTCCAGGTGCCGACGCCTTCAGTGTTTGTCGGATAGCCCGGCGTACCCATAGGGTCACCCATGTTGATCCGGCGAACGTGCATAGCCGTGTTCGCCCCCGGAGGGCCCGTCGGGTAGTCGGTTCCAATGAGCCCGCCGATGGCGTTTCCGCCCGTACCTCCTGGCGGCGGCCAGATATAGAGGGCGAGATTGTCGTACGTGGTATAGACTTCATAGACAGCGATCTCGTAGTCCCAGCCGGGAAACACGACTGGAGCGCAAGGAACGCCGTCCGGAGTACCGCAAGGGTCTGTACCCATGACAGCGGCGGGCACAGCTTGCAGGAGGATCGCGGGAGCCGCCCTGGCCGGGGAGAATGAACGGAACGCGGCCGAGACCTCGCACACGCCCATGCTATCGGTGTGATGGGTGATCTCGACGGAATCCTGATCCATCCGAACCAAGGACAAGAAGGAGCCGTGGCTACCCGCGATAGCATCGAAGCCGGCCGCCGCTGAGAAGCCAATCTGTTCCTCGTCCGCTGAGATCGGCGCGGAGGATGTGATCTTTAGAGGATGGTAGGCGTAGTCGTCGCCCCGGATCACAACATGGTCACGGCCGGCGATCACTCCGCCCAAAGCCTTGTAGCCGATGTTCTCAATGTGGGCCGTCGTGTCGGCGGCCAGGAGGTCAGCGGAGAGGATGATGTCCTGATTGAAGCTCGGCATCCACACGCCCTTCTGGCGGCCGTGCAGCCGGTAGAGAGACTGGCGGAGCTTGTGATGCTCTTGGCGGCCGCGAGCGGTCCAGTTGTAGAACTGAACCTGAGCCGAGCGGTCGTTCTCGTCGTAGCGATGCACCCGGCCAATCTGAAGATCGAGTTCGTCCATCACGCGGTTGAACTGGGTCTCCAGCGCGTCGAGCCGGTTAGGCTCCAGCGTCATCAGCGGAAAGCCCTCGTAGATCGGAAGCGGCTCCGCGTCGAGCGTCAGAGGGTTGTCGGAATCGACGATGAAGGACATCGTAGCGCCGCCAACGCGGGACGTGATGTTCGAGAGCTTCACTTCCGGATCGAGGCGCACGCGGCGCACAGGAAGGACGGCCGTACCTTTGGGCCAGGTTGCGGCGATCCCGCCAACCGTGGTGATCGTGGTATCGGTGATTGCGTCGATCTCGAAGACTTCATGGACGAATGGATTGATGTACAGCACGCCCAGGCCGCCGACCTCGAACTCCATCCAGCGCGTATCCATCGGGATCGTCACATCGGTCGGGACGATGCCGGCCGTGGTCTTCCCGATGTCGTGCCAGAGCGGCAACAGCATCTTGTTGGACGCGATCCGGTGCGACCACTGATCGACGTACGAGCGCACGCGGTCAGTCGGGTTGATCAGGAACTCGAACGAGCGGCGCGGAGTCAGGCGGATAGCCCGGCGCTGCTCCGCGAACGAGCGCGACTGCATAACATCGGTCAGCCAATCGAGCCTTTCCGTTACCGGGGTAGACCAATTGGGAGGAACAGACCAAATCGGAAGATCAATGTCAGCCATTTACAGACCAAGCTCCTGCCGGATACGCGGGGCGTTACGCCTGATATGGGTGACTACCACGTCCTCTCCGGCCGGTCCAGCCATGGCCCCGGCGATCTCCTTGTCACCGAACGCGAGGACCTGGCGGAGCCCGCCACGGCCGCCACTGGCCGCCTTTTCGAGCCCTGCGATCCTGCGCTTCTCGGCCGCCTGCTGCTCGACCGTAGAGACCTTCTCGCCCTTCTGGAGAACCGCCAGCATCTCGTTCGACTTCAGGCCTGCGCCATCGGTGCCGTTGTGGTAGCGGGGAACGCCGGCCAGGCTCACAGAGGGCGCAATGCTACGGCTGAGCACCATTTGCCCGCCGCCGTAGTCACCGACCGTGCCGCCGCCGTGGAAGCCGCCAACCAGGGACTTCGCGATCCTCAGAGCGTAAATCTGGATGATCGCCTGAGCAATCGCCTTGGCGAAGTCAGCGATGAACTGGAGCGCCGCCTTCCCGAGGTTCGCCAGCACGTCGAGGAACGATTCCGAACCAGTGATGGCGTCCGAAATACCCTGAGCCAGGGCGTCGAACATGTTGACCACGCCATTGGCAATCGCATCCTGCGCGGACTGCTTGATCGCCCGGTGCAATTCGTCAGTGTACTTCAGTTGCGAGTTGTACAGCATAAGCTGCGCAATCGCGTTCTGATAGACCTCAGGCGGGAACAAGTTCTTGTTGGCCTCTAGGAAGGCCAGCGCTTCGTCGATGCTCTTGCCAATCTCCGCATTGGTGCTGGCGTAGGCGTCCCGGATCATGTTCTGCTGTTCGGTCGCACCGATCAGCCCGGCTTCGTAGAGCTTGTTTGCCGTCTCTACCAGGGCGTTGCGCCGCTCGAACAGAGCGTTGATGTCTTTCTCGTTCTGAGCAACGCTGTCCTTGGCCTGGGTGCGGAGGATCGTGTTCTGACCCTTGCCTTCACCCATCTGATTCTGGATTCGGTTGAACTTCTCCAGGAGCGCCATCGTCTCCGAACTAGGAGTGAGCGTGGCGATGAATACACGGGCAGCGGTGATAGCGTCGTCGATGGCGGGACCGAACTTGGAAGTTACTTCCACGGTCTTGTCCAAGGCCTGCTGTGCCGTCAGTATGCCCGCCGCCTGATCGTCCTTGATCGACTTCAGCGCTTGGTCGCGAGCCTTGATCAGGTCGTTCGTGTTGCTCTCATAGACGCCAAGCTGCTTCGCCAGGAGGATTTGCGCCTTCTGGTTATTGAGTTGTTGGGCGAACTGCTCCTGGCTCATGCCGTTGATCAGGCGACCGGCTCCGAACTTGGTCCGGAACTCCTGGAGACGATCTTCGACGGCACGGAACTGCTCGTCCACGCTCTGCTTGGCAAGCTGAAGCTGCGTTTGCAGCGGAGCCTGCATGTTCTTGTTCGCTTCGACGATAAAGCGTGAGAGGGCGGCCTGAAG